TGCAAAGCGTGGTGTTTATGATTATTTGGTAGTATGTGATGATACAAATAACACATCAGATAGAATTGATCGTAATGAGTTATACGTAGACGTTGCTATTGAACCTGTAAAATCAGCAGAGTTTATTTTTATTCCTATAAGATTAAAGAACACTGGTGAAATTGCAAGCGGAAATGTAGCAGCTTCAAGCACAGTTTAACAAATATAAAAAAAATACAATGGGGGTTTATGCCCCCATTTTTTATGACAAAAAACTGATAAATACTTTTATAATTAGATTAGGAGCAGAATGAAATGTCAGTTTCATCATTAACAAAGTTTACAGTACCTATTGACGGTGACCAGAGTGCATCAAGCCAAGGCTTGTTAATGCCAAAATTAAAATATCGTTTTAGAGCGAGTTTTGAAAACTTTGGTGTAAGCACACCTAGAACTGAAATGACAAAACAAATAATGAATATAACTCGTCCAAGCGTTACATTTGAAGAGAACATAATTGATATTTACAACAGTAAAGTATACCTAGTAGGTAAACATAGTTGGGAACAGATTACAGTTAACTTACGTGATGATGTAAACGGTGCAGTTTCAAAATTAGTAGGCGAGCAAGTACAGAAGCAATTTGATTTTATGGAACAATCAAGTGCTGCTTCAGGTATAGACTATAAGTTTATTACACGTTTTGAAATATTAGATGGTGGCAACGGTGCTAGTACTCCTAACGTTCTTGAAACTTGGGAACTATATGGTTGTTTTATAGCCAATGTAAACTACAATGATTTAGACTACGCATCACAAGAACCAGCACAGATTAGTCTTAGTGTAAGATTTGATAACGCAGTTCAAACACCATTAGGTGAAGGAATTGGATCAAGTGTAGCAAGAACAGTTGGACAGGTTGTAACTGGCTAATAGGAGTTAGTTATACATGGCTAGTGTTAATCCACTTTTAAATGGAATGACCTCTGACAAGACGGTTAGAGACTATAAACATGCATCTAAAACTTTCGTAGACAATAACTATGAGTTACAACCAAAATACAGTAACTTATTTCATGTTGTGTTTGAGTTTACTGTAGAAGCAGCAACACTATTTGACACAATACAACAATTAGAAATTCCAATACTTGTTAAAAGTGCAGACTTGCCTTCTTATACACTAGATGTACAGACTCATAACCAATACAATAGAAAAACACAAAGTCATCACAGTTTTCAATATCAGCCAGTAACGATACGCTTCCATGATGATGCAAAAGAAAATATAAGAAACTTATGGCACAAATATTATATATACTATAATGCAGACCCTACGTATGACTTAGATGGAAACAGTTATACTACCTCAGACAAATACGCAAACAGAACTCAACAACAATGGGGATTACAAAGAGGCAATAAAAGATTTTTCAAAAACATAAAAATCTATAGTATGCATAATCATAAATTTGGTGAGTATACTCTTGTAAATCCTATAATTACTGCTTTTAGTCATGATCAACATGCTTACGCTAACGGTGGACTAATGGAAAACACAATGCAAGTGGCATATGAAACGGTTAAGTATGCTACAGGTTTTGTCAATAATATTACGCCAAGGGGATTTGGTGATATACATTATGATGTAGAAGTTAGTGATTTAAGTGCAGACAATTTAGCAATCGGAGAAGACAACGCATTTATAGATGGGTCAATTAGAACAACAACAGGTGAACGCCCTAAAGATTTATTTCAAGGCAATGTCATAGGTACAATTACAGATGCTGAAATAATTTTTAACCAGTCACGCCTTACTACTGGTAATGTAATACAGGACACTATTAGTATTTTTGCTAACAATTTGTTAACTGGTAAAAAACCTACTAGTAATATACTAGTGCCAGTCACTGGAGCAGCAGAAAAAATAGCAAACGATTTTGTAGGTGGCATTGAGGACGGGATAATAAATTATTTTACTGGAGAAAACACAACTAGTACTAGACCTAACAATAGTGATATAGTACCTACAAATGGTATAGTATTTTCTGAAGGGCAAAATATTCAAACATATAGAAGTAACATCACTAACTCTAGTACATATGATATAGGTTTTGCAAATCAAGTTCCAAGAGCAGGCACAAAATCCAATGCAGCTAAAATTAGTGATATGCGAACTGTTGGTGAAAAAAGTAGTATTGTAAATAAACCTTTAAGCAAATTAGTAGACGCAGGAACATAATATGGCACAAGATACAAACTTACCACTAGTACAACCTGCAGATAATTTTGATCAAAGAGTGCAGGATTATTTTACAAACTACTTTACAAATCAAATCAGCATGACTGACATGGAGTACGAAGCAGCAAAAAGTTTTTTTGTAGCAAGAACTGCAAATACTGATGCTGCGGCAGCACTTACGGCTGCAACAATAGAAGCGGCCAACGAACTTAATGTAAACATATTAGATATTATACAACAATTTGAAGGTGTTGCTGATTTAAAAAGTGCAGTGCCTACCTTTTTAAATTTAAGTAGACGTAGTTCAAGTTTACTAGGTTACGAACAAAACATTACTCCAAATGAAAATATAGCCAGACAAATAGAGGCTTAATATGTTTAGTCGTAACAAGTTTGCAAACGGCATATACGAAATGAAAAATCCACAAAAATATAGTGGAAACAAATCTCCAAGATACAGAAGTGGCTGGGAACATGCATTTATGCGTTTCTGCGATAACCATCCAAGTGTTGTAAACTGGGCAAGTGAAGCAATACAAATACCTTATCGTAATCCATTAACAGGAAAAGGTACAGTTTATGTACCTGATTTTGTTGTAATGTATCAAGACAAGAACGGTAAAAAACATGCTGAACTTATAGAAGTTAAACCTAAATCACAAACAATACTTACAGAAAAAACTCGTAAACAAGAAAAACTTGCAATTGCTATTAACCATGCAAAGTGGGAAGCCGCAGCAAAATGGGCAAAGCACAAAGGTTTGCGTTTTAGAGTTGTAACTGAAGAAGATATTTTTCACAACGGTAAACGTTAGTAAATAAGTACTAGTATAATAACTAGGAACCCACATGACAAAAAAACTAGAAGAACTTTTTAATATTGAAGTTAGCGAAGAAATGCCTTTGTCTAAAGAAGAAAATATTAAAAACATAGATACTGTAACTGCAGACGACATACCTGAATTGCAAACTGCCATGGCTAATGTAGATAAGATAGATGCAGCATTACCAAGTGTTAGAGAATTAGATACCAGTGACAAAGAAATGGACGAAATAGCAGACTTAGCAAAGGACACATTCAAGGATCTTATGGACTTGGGTATGAATGTAGAAGCACGTTTTAGTGGAGAAATATTTAACAATGCAAGTCGTATGTTGGATACTGCTTTAAGTGCAAAACAACACAAAGTTAACAAAAAATTGCGTATGGTTGATTTACAAATTAAAAAAGCAACATTAGATGCAAAACTTGCAAAACAGGCAAGAGACAACGGCGATGACTTAGAGGATGGACAAGGACATACTATAGATCGTACACAGTTGTTACAAGAAATATTAGGACGTAATACACACAAAAAGGAATAAATACATACATATAAAAGGATCACAAAGATGAAAAGTTTTAAAAGTTACCTTGTAGAAAGTGAGCAAACTTATAAGTTTCGCATTAAGATGGCCGAAAAAGGCGATGATGAAATAATGAATGCACTTGAAACTGCATTAGAAAAATATGAAGTTGCAAGTATTAGTAAACCTAAAAAGACACCTATACAAGAACACCCAATGGATTTCCAAACATTAAACAACGCTGAAGTGTTTATAATGGACGCAGAACTTAAATATCCAGTTACTGCTCATCAACTATATGAATATATTACTCAAACAGTTGGCGTACCAGCAAGTCACTTAGTTGTTATTAACAGTGATCATCCAGAAGAGATTGCTCGTGAAGAAGCAATCAAAGAAGAAGGTGACGAGTACAGTGCAAAACTAGATGATCCAGATTATAAAGATGCAAAAGATGTTAAAGCAGAAGATAGTTTCGGTGACAAGTATAATGAAAATATGCTTAAAGGATTAGAAACCCGTAAGTATGAGTTTGAAAAGGCAAAGTAATGAACGACTTATATAAAGCAATAGATTCTTTAAAAGATATTATAGCAGAAGAGGAATCTACTGTTAATGAAAAGATTGATTTAAAAACAGGTTATTATACTGGTACAAATATAACACCAACTAAATTACAATTAGATCGTTTGAAAAAAAGAGGGATTGTACCACAAGACTACAAACTCCCTCAAAGAGTTAGTAAAACAAATCCTAGTGCTAGACCATTTATAGACTTCATTAACAACCTAGGCAAAAAAGCCAGTGAAAAAGGTGAAAAAATATTCCCTAAACAGATTGGAAAACAACCTGACGTTTCAAAACCTAAAGTTGATTATGAAAAAATTACGAAGGGTATTAGAGCTCAATCAGATGCTTTGAAAAAAGGCAAAGTAAAAGCAACTGCTGCTAATACAAAAAATTATGACAGTACACTAGCTCTACAAAAAGAATTGATTGCAAGAGGTGCTAAAATAGATGCTGATGGTATTATGGGTCCACAGACAAGAGCTGCAATGAAACAGTTTGGGCAACCAGGAGCAACTCCAATTGCTAGACCAAAGTCAACACCAAAGAGTGGTGGCCCGGATAAAAGATTTATTACAGGCCCTGAGTTAGATATGCCAGACGCAATAGGAAAAGTTAATCCTAGTGCACCTTATAAAGATATTGATAAATTGCGTGGCCGTGATGAAAGAAATAGATTTACAGGTCTACCTATGGGGCCTAATTTGTATAAAAAAGATGCAGAGGGCAATTATAGTATGGCCCAAGGCCCAAAACAACCTGAGAAAAAAGTTGGCGATGATTTTATAAACCGAATTGCAAATTCTTTTGGAGACATATTTAAAGGCTCAGATAAAAAAGGCAGTGTAGATCCACTTAAACTAGCTCAACCAAAAAGTGATAATACTACAAAAGTAGCAAATAAGAACATGATTAAACGCATCACTGGTGCAAACACATAAGGAAAGTTAAATGAATATGGACAATATGAGAGAATACTTAGATAAAATAATCTCATTGGAGCAAGAGCAACCAGTTGAAGAAGGTGCGGTCAAAAATATGATCCAAGACGTAGAAGAAGGCATGGGTAAAGAAGAGTTTGAGAAAAAGTATCCAGGTCAAAACTATGATGAGATTAGACAAGAAATTGAAGACAGAATGAATGAAGCAAAAAAAGCACCATTGACAGCTGAACTATTACAAAAGGGATATGATCAAGTATATAATTTTGTAGGCGAATATGGTGATGCCGCTCTTGAGTATCTAGATGATAATGCTCCTACTTTTAATAACTTGTTTACCAAATATGATGGTGACTTAGATGTAATTGCAAGCAAGGTAGATATGACCACATTCAATCAAATAATGGATGAATTAAATGATGTTGCTTATGATTTAGAAGGTGGAGTTTTAGAATCAAAGGTTCAAGAAAATGATATTGAAATGGAAGAAGACTGTGGTTGCGAAGATGATGCAATGGTAAGTGTTCCAGTTCAAGAACTAGCTGATATACTACAATTAGCAGGTTATGAAAACTATGCAGACAAAATTGAAGAATACGCAAACGAGCCTGAAGAAGAGTACAGTGACACAGAAGATCAGTTAATTGGACTAAGTGGTGGACTCAACAGACCTAAAAAGCAATATCCTGCAAGTGCACCTGGTGACAATCCAATGGATCAAGAGCCACGTGAGATTGAAGAAAGCGTAGAAGATAAACTTTATAAAAGTTATAAAGACTTCTTAGAAGCAGAAGAAATTAAATCAGACGACTAAGTTCGTCTTGTAATAAATTGTGTATATAGCGGTGTCCCTCATCATTAGGATGTAAATGATCCGCTATATATTTTGACTTATTTTCCATTAATACATCAACCATACCTGGCACACAATCTACATGCATAAAATGTAAATTGTTTAACTTACAAGTAGTTTCTACTATGTGTTTAGGATACCAATCGTGCAAGTATTGTATGTAATCACCGTTTTGATGTAGTACATAATCTTTTACACTAGCAGTGTTTACACTACCCGGTTTCTTCTGTTGTATAAAATTTAAATGTTCCCATTTATTTTCGTACTTGTTATACCAACTGTTACGATTAGGATGACTCCAACCAAATATTACAAAATCTTGTGATGTAATATTACTATAAGTTTCGCAAAACTTTAATGCAATGTGTGGGTTACTAGCACTACTTTCACTGTGTTGTATAAATTCATAACCGTATTGTTCTGCTATTAGTTTACCATAACATGTAGTTGCTTCTTCACCTAGACTTACACTACACCCGTATTGATAGAGTTTCATTGATTACACCATTGTCTATATAATCTATCCAACTTTTATGTTTCACATAAAATGGCAAACGGCTCCTAAGAGCCGCTAACTGATAACTATTGGGTTCCTGTGGTTTACGCCTGGGTTTCCATACGCTATCACTCTTTTTTGTATTACAAGGCTTACAACAGGTTACTATATTTTCCCATGTAGCCTTGCCACCATGTGACCTAGGCTTTACATGATCCATAGTAAGTTCACTATACTGCTCCTGTATACCACAATACTGACATTTAAATTCATCACGCAAATGCACATTGAATCTACTAAAACTAATTTTACTAGTGCCTTTATAATATTTTTTAGTCATTATAGTGGCAGGCACTTTCATACTAAAACTAGGACTACTTATATCCCAGTCTTCATACCAGTCAAGTACAGTTACTTTTTCCAAAAAATATAACTTGATTGCACGTTTATAATCAATAACACTAACAGGAAAGTTAGTGATTGGTTGACCACTTGTGTTAAGTAATAGAGTGTCGGACATATAAATATTTATATGAAATATATTAAGGACGAGTATGTATCGGCTTTTCGTGAATGTTTAATAGAAACTAGCAGACAAGAAGGTTATACTTTACCAGAAGATATTGAAGCATATGTGGCTATTCTACTAGGATCGTTTATAGACGAGCCTGACTTCTTGCCCAACCCTACATTTACGGAGGCATATATGCGAGGTACGATGCCTAGTAAGGATTTAGCAGATACGTGTTTATTTGTACGAGGAGTTTTTCCTAAGTACGGAAATAAGATACACCTCACTACTATTGGAAAAAGTAGTTACGGAAATGCAGGCAAGCAATTAAGAATGCGTATGTTCGAAAACATAGCTGACAACTTTGAAGTAGTAGTAAAAATAATTCGTATAAGTACTAGACCCGCAAGAACATATTTTAAGGATGTAGCATGGTTAAATCACTAGACGGCGTACTAACTAAAAAGGCCTATAAAAAGGAGAAGTATACTGACGAGCAACTCACCGAGTTTGCAAAGTGTGCTGATCCTAAGACAGGTGTGTTTTATTTTATGAATAATCATTTTAATATTCAACATCCTACACAAGGACGTATGCAATATAAAGCATATGAATACCAACACAAACTTCTAGATGTTTATCATAATTACAGATTTAACATCAATATGTTGCCAAGACAAACAGGCAAGAGTACAACTGCAGCTGGTTATTTGTTATGGTATGCAATGTTTGTGCCGGATAGTGTTATATTAATTGCAGCACACAAATACGCTGGTGCTCAAGAGATTATGCAACGTATACGCTATGCATATGAACTATGTCCGGATCATATACGTGCAGGCGTAACAAGTTACAATAAAGGCAGTATTGACTTTGACAATGGTAGTAGAATTATAGCACAAGCAACCACAGACAACACAGGACGAGGTATGAGTATTACACTTCTATACTGTGATGAGTTTGCATTTGTCAGACCTAGTATTGCAAAAGAATTCTGGACTAGTATTTCACCTACACTAGCAACTGGTGGAGCTGCAATTATTACTAGTACACCTAATAGTGACGAGGATCAGTTTGCACAAATATGGCGTGATGCAAATAAAACATTTGATAGTCACGGTAATGAAACTGACTTGGGTGTAAATGGATTTAAAAGTTATCAGAGCTATTGGTGGGAACATCCTGATAGAGATGAAAAATGGAAAGAAGACGAACTGGGTCGTATAGGTGAAGAACGTTTCCGACGTGAACATGAATGTGAATTTATTATATATGACGAAACATTAATTGATAGTTTGGTTCTTACAAATATAAGAGGAAAGGAACCTGCATTCAAACATGGCACTGTACGTTGGTGGAAAACTCCTAATCCTCAAATGACATACTTAGTAGGTTTAGACCCTAGTTTAGGCACAGGTGGAGACCCAGCCGCTATTCAAATATTTGAAATACCTACTATGGAACAAGTAGGTGAATGGAGTCATAACAAAACTCCTATACCGCAACAGATACGTATTCTAGTAGATATTTGCAAATACTTACATGATGAAGGTGTTGATAATATGAACATATATTATAGTATGGAAAATAATACTATAGGTGAAGCTGCATTACAAAGTGTAGCAGAAGTAGGCGAGGAAAATATTCCAGGTATATTTTTGAGTGAACCAAAAGTACACGGCAATAGTAGACTGTATCGTAGAGGATATAATACTACACACCGTAGTAAAATTAGTATTTGTAGTAAATTCAAAACACTAATAGAAACAGACAAAGTGAAAGTTAATAGTAAGATGTTAGTAAGTGAAATGAAAAGTTTTATTGCTGCAGGTAATAGTTTTAAAGCAAAAGCAGGTGATACAGATGACTTAGTTATGAGTACACTTCTTGTAATGCGTATGGCTCAAACCCTTAAAAACTATCATCCAGAGTTAGAAACTTACATAAGAGACGGAGACGAGTTTGACCAAGAGCCTATGCCTTTTATCATGATTTAGGATAAATACGGACATGAGAAGCATAGATAACATATCAGAAGAACTGTTTGACAAAATACGTAGTAGAGTAGCAAACATAAAGTTGGGGAACAGTGAAGGTGAAGTAACTACAGATCCGAGTCAAGCAAGATTTTTTGAATTTAACTTTAAACACAGAGACTTGCCAGTGGGTGCAGTCACTATTAGTATTAATGAAGAAGATAAATTACAAGTTTATTTTCCAAATAGTATGGTAGAGGATGCAGATAGTAGTACATCAGATGCTTGGTATGGATTCCTTAAAGATTTAAGCAAGTTTAGTGCAAGAAATATGTTAAACTATGAAACACATAATGTAACAAAAGAAAGACTTGATAAAAAAGATTATCAATTTTTAACACAACGTAACCAGGACGAAGTTATGGAAAACAGATTACATGGTACAAGCCAAAAAAGTTTCCTAGAACAAGGAAAAGCAAAACTTATTATTAAGCACAGTAAAACAGTTGATGAAACAAAACTGGGTGCAAGAAGTAGAAACATTAGTGCTATCTACATTGAGAATAATGAAGGTGAACGCTTTAAATTTGCTAACAACTACTTACCTGGTGCAAGAGCAATGGCTAGACATGTATCAAATGAAGGCCATACCCGTGATGAACGTGGTTTACATATTGTAGAAATTATGCAGGAAATGCAACAGTTAAAGCAATTTGTTCGTAGTGCAAAGTCAAATGATTATGTCACTGAAGAAGCACAAGAAGTTATTGAAGCAGCTACAGACAGATATTATGGTTTAAAAGATACACTAAAAGCAATTAGTAGTGCAAAAGGTTATGAAGATTATTTTGAAAACTGGTTGCCCGGTGTTATAGAAGTTGAAGAGAACGATATAGAAGATTTGAAAACAAAACTTACACGTCAAGTTTTTGATGATCGTATGGTAGATAGTTTACCAGCAGTCAGTAGAGCTTTAAGTTTAAAAAAGGAAGCAAAAATGGATAAAGATGCAGAAACACGTAGTGACGATGAACTAGATGCAGTAGTTGCAAGTAGAGCAGGTGATATTATTTCAGCATCAAATAGTCCTGATAATATTGAAGTATTTAAAAATGAAACAGACGAAGCAGAACTTAAAAACTATTTTAATGTAATGAAGAACAGTGACATGGACACTAAAGCAAAGAATCGTAATTTAGTAATTAATGTTATTGAATACCTTGCAAACAATGTTACCGATGATGCGTTGGCAGTTGCTTTAGGAAATATAAACTATGACGATGAAGCCCAGTACAAAGCTGCAATTAAGATTGTTAAAAAATATCTACAAGGAAATGTAGATAAAAAAGATCCGGCACCAAAGAAAGATTTATATGGCAAAGCAAAAGAAAGTGTAACTTTTGAAGCATTTGAAAAAAATATGAATATGATTTCGGAAGGCACATGGGCACTACCAGCAGACTTAGATACTGCAAATGAAGTAATAAGAATTATGCAACAACCTATTCCATTAGGAGATGGTGGTGAAGACGCAACTAATGCAATAAGTTTTGCGTTTGGTGATGACGAACTATTTGATGATTTAGGTGATGCAGGAGACGCAAATCCAGAAGGTGATGCAAGACCAATTATTAAAAAATGGATTGAATCTGCAAACTTTGACGAACCATATCAAGGAATGCTAGATATAATAAAAAGCGAAATTTACGGACCACAAGCTCCTACAGAAGAAAAAGTAGCTGAAGGTATGTATGATGTCATAATGAAAGTTAAAGACCAAGATGGTGAAATGTATGATATTATGAAAGATCCAAGAGGCGGTGAAGATTTAGTTGCTATGAGTAGCAATCCTGAAGA